GGTTGATGTCATAACTCTATCACCACTGACGAGGTTGAGGTCACCAGTTGTTCCACCGAAGTTTAGACCATTGGGGTCATAGAACTGAACAGTGGCGGTGGCTGGGTCATATGCACCAATCACAACAGTGTCTTTAATTGCTGAAGAACCTGCTGCCTTGACATTAAGTGTCTCACCTGCATTTGCACCAGTTGGTCCGTATGCGGCAAGAGTTGCGTCAGTTTGGTCACCACCAGTAATGATGTCCATTGCAACAGTGAGTTCTTGGTCGATGGTGGTCATCTTTAACCAACCATCAGTACCACTTAAGCGATAAAGGCCATCGCCTGGTTTAAATGCTCCGCTTGTGACATCTGCTAAAATGTAGTCTGCATTTTCGTGACCGGATACACTACCGACTGCTGTTACATTGCCAATTGAATCGAATGCTTTAATAGTTTCACCGGTGATGAATCGAGTACCTTCACCGTCTGTTACTAACGCTTTCATTAGGGGGTCACCAGTAGAATCTACGACACGAACGACTTGAAGATTATTACCATAACCTAAGAAGTTGGATGCGGTGTAGAAGTCTACAAAGGTGTCTGTATTTGGTTTTCCGAATAGTGAAACTAAGTTTGCTTCACTGTCTACGAGGACCCGTTGTTCCACAGGGCCCCACTGAAATGCCCCAACATATCCACCCGCAGTTGTTTGAATTGCAGGTACGATTGTTGTAAGGTCAATCTCAGTTACATTTACGCCTGGACTGAGTTGAAATCCCATTTGTCATCTCCTTTGAATACACGATGGTTCTGAATGAGGGTAGTAATTCGCGTTTGAATCAACAATATATAGGTAATTCTTATTTTCAGAACCCTACTGGAACATCGTCGTCATCAGCGTTAAACCACCTATCTCCATCACTGTCAACAAAACCTTGATTTTGTGTATTCAACCCAGTATCTATAACACCAAACGGAGGCAAATCTTCTTCTGCGTGTTTCATTTTCTCTTGATAGAGGGATTTTCGAATATCCAAATCTGTCATGTCCTTGAAGTAGGTTTGGGTGGTCAACCAACCAAATAAAACCAAACACATTACAAGGTCATCGTTGTGTCCTACATCTGCCTCATAGGACTCTTTTTTCGAAACAAACGAAACCAACTCTGAGATTAGGTCGAAGTCCTCAACAATCAATTTGTCCTCTTCGATAAGTCCTTTTAGAACCGAGCATCCGATTCTTTTGACAGCAGATGTTGTTCGCACACCCAATTGTGCCTGTCCAGTGCCAAATCCACCGTCGAGAGTTTGACCCTTCCTACCTCGAACTGAAGTAATCAGCATGTTCTCATATTCCATGTCGTTGTAGAGAATGTCCGCAACCTGACCACCGATGTCATTGATTTCTACAAGGACATGTGCGTCATTATATTGCTTGGCAACACCATGTATGATGTTGGGGTATATCATTGGGGAAGTTTGGTTGTTTCTGTATCTGGCAGCAATAGTATATGGCATACTAGTCAAATCTACCACCGTAAACGCACTATAGTCCAGACCCTGCCCGCGTGAGGTATCCGCACAGAGAGCATATATGTGTCCTTCTTGCGGTTTTTCGTACACCCAAAGTCCATCATCATTTTTCCAGATTGGGTCGATGTATGAAAGACACTTCAGTTTGTGTGATGAAATTAGAGTATTCTGGCTGCCAATAAAGTCGCACTCGAACTCAATTCTGAACTGGTCTTCTGAAGTGTTCGCAATTGTTTCTTTCTTCCACTTCTCATCTCTGCCTGGGACTTGTGACCAGTGAACCTCAATGGGTACATAACTGTTTCGCCCTTCTACAGCATCGTTCCAGAATTTGTAGTACATGTTCAACCCCTTGGGGGTCGATACAATTAGGACTTTGGTGTTTTGACCTGAAGTGATTGTTGGGTACACCGAACTGAAGAAGTCTTCAGCAACATTATGCGGGACATAGGCAAATTCGTCCAAGAAAATCATGTTGAACGAACCACCACGAACCGCACTGGATGATGTTGCAGATGCCAGAATCTTGGAACCATTTTCTAATTCAATGGAACCTTTGTTCCATTCCGCGATACCCTGTTGCAACCAAGCGGGTAAGTTTTCATAGGCAAGTTTTAGGCGGTGTAGCAATTCTCTAGCAGTAGCAAGTTTGTTAGCAAGGATGGCCACATTCACTTGTGGGTTGAACAACACATAGTGCAAGATGTAGGAGATAACGGTCGTTGATTTACCAGACTGTCGGGGAAGTTTGGCAATTACGAATCTGTTGTTGTGTACTTTCTCGATAATGTCTTCTTGAAAATCGTACATTTCAAAAGGAACAAGTCCTTTGTCAAGGTGTACAATTTTGACATAGTTCTTAATGAAGTAGTCGGGGTCATCCTGACACTTCATATATTCAGCAACCTGTTCCTTTGTGAATTCAATGGGAATTCCTTCGGGTTTCAGGTTGTGGTTACCGAGATATGCTTGTGATTTATTGCTTACCATCAATTGCCTTCTTGTGGTCTTTTACCAAATCTTGTAATTCTTTGGTTGAACCCACAAAAAGGGAATTGTTAGTGATGTTCTTTTGAGATTCTGGTGTGTCACTACGAATCTTTTTCATCTTCTCATGGAGTTCAATCAAATCTTTGTTGGCATCAGCGACTGTTTTAATCATCTGTGCCGCTACTTCATATGCACGGGGAGATTCACCTTCAGATGCTACTTGCAAAATACCATCGATGGCATCATTACCTCTATCAATAATATCATGAAGATTTGTTCTTACAGAACGGTAATCTCTTTTTAGGTCGATGCTGTCACCGGTCGTTTGAATTTCTCTTGGTTCTCTTCGAACAATTTCAGCATCAATTACTTCTGGTTCCATTTCAAGGGCCTCAGAAATCTTTTCGTCTACATTCTTCTTCTTTGCCATATTAATTCCTAACTAATCCAATCTCCGATGTCGTCACCGTCAACATCAAAGTCTTTCAATAAGTCTAATCTAATTGTGGTTCCGTGGTCATCTGCACTACCACCGGAAACGGAAGTTGCTGTTCCGGTAGCACCGACAATTGTTCTAGACAATGCACCCGCAGGGCGACCACCAGTAATATTGGGGTTGTCGAGAACTTCTTTGTCTTTGAACAATACACCAGATTCGAGAATGATACCACCGGTCTTGACGGGACTGTAGATGTTCGCTTTCATTGTAAACTCTAATGTCCAAATTAGATTTCGAGTATCATCAAACGAACCTTCATAATCGTATTCACTGTTTGTGGAATTGAGAATAATTGGTACATCTACCCTTTTGGCAAAATTATTCTCAAGTTTTAGGGTCACGGTGAACTCTGGTGTAAAGTAAGGAAGAATCTGTTCTATGATTTGTAGACCATCTTCCATGTGTCGTGCGGCAACATATAGGGTAAAATCTAAATTGTACGGAACCTCCGTGTACATTGACTTTACCTTCGAACGGGTCGAACTATCATCTTCGATTACACGCTTTAACGATGTGTTCTTTTTTCGAGCAGAATCGTAAGTAAGAGAAGTAAAGTCGAATGACATTCTGGGTAAAGTCATTTGAAGATTTTGTTCAAGTGTTGGGTTTTGTCTAATTCTTCTCAGGAACTTCTCTTTGTTTGCATAGGATAATGGGACTTTGATTCTTTCCTTTTCAGCACCAGTAGAATCTTTTCTTGCTACGGTGATGTTATTGAAGAGGGAACCAAAGGCAACGACTAGGTTTCTAATTGTTCCGTGATGAAAATAATTTCCAAACATCAGTAATTACCCTCCGAGAACGGATCCATATCAGTGAAGTCAAAGAGGTCATCCGCCATTGTTTCAATATCTAGGTTGTCGGCATAAGTATCGTTCGGCATTGTCATACCACCTGTTACTGTTGAACCACCACCTGTGGCAATCAACCACTTGCTACCACTGTCTCCTGCAACGAGAATATTGTTTCCTGCCAAGAAACCGTTGGCAGTTCCGGTGACATGGAAATCTTTGACTCGAAGAATCTTAGTTGCATCACTCCAAGAAACAACACTTGCAATAACTGAACCAGATGTTTGTGTTTGGGTAACATTTTCACCAGTGATAAAGTTACCACCGTCTACATTGTCTCCGGTAATGAGAGCAAGGTCGAACTGGTATGAATAATTTTCTTCGATATCATCAATCGCTGAGAAATCAGTGTCAATTGTTTCGTCGCTATACTTGAAGAGTTGACATGTGAGTTTGTATGTGTAAAGTTTACCAACCTGATAGAATGGATTTTCATGTTCAACAAAGGTAATTTCAAAAATTCCCTTTGTCAATGGGAAGTAAATTAAATCACCTTCCCTTGGTCTATCAAAGTCCGACCTGTATGAGAATGTTTCCAGAAAGCGTTTCTTGGAAACAACAACAGTCATGCTGTCTTTAATTTGTAAACCAAACTTGGAAAGGAAATCACCCTCTCCTTCAAACCCGTCTACATTCTCAATGTACATTTCGATACCACGGGCATCATCAAATTTGGAAATGGTATCTTCACCGAAAAGAGTGTCTTCGTTTACATATTTTCTGGGAATGTATACCATATCCTTACCATGAATTTTGATTGCTTCGATGGTAAGGTCTTCGATGACTTGTTGTTCACCGTGTGTATGCCTTGAAAAGAATGAATTGGTTGCCATTTAATTACCCCGTAAAGAAATCTGTGGGGAGTTCGTATTTGAGTTCTACTTCTTCCTCAATCTTTTTTACTTCTTCGTCTGCTTGAGAGTAGATTTCTCCACCGTTAAATGTAACACCGCCTGGTAATTGGATACCGTCAAACTTAGAAAGGTTTTGACCCCATTGCCTTTTGATTAACGCAGTAACATACTCTTTAAGAAGTCTGTCATCGTAAATTTCTGTGTATGTATCTGGGTCTAGAATTTTCCAACCTTCATAAACAACATAATCACCTTCACTGAGAATTTCTCCCCATTTCATATCGATGTGTAGTTGATTGGTTACTCTAGAAAAACGAATCATCCTTTCAGGATTTAACATGTCGTTGAGCATGTTGATATATCTTCGTGTCTGGTCATATTCTACTACAGAACCACTTCCAGACATATCAAAGAAATCATTCAATGCCATTTGATATCTGACATCAAACATGTTTGTTGTTCCTTCGTCAAAACGAAACACCTTAAGAACAGACATAATACCATCTGGAATGGTAATATAACCATTGCTGATATCAGTGGAAGTTACTAGGTGTTTATTGTACACACGCTCAACACCATCAAAGTGGTATTCAGCAAAGAATTGCAAAGCGTCGTCCAGGCGGTCTTCCATTTGACCATCTTCGACATTAATGTCGATGACTGGGTGACCTAGACGACGAAGTGCGTAGTCCTTTAATTCTTGTCTTGATGCCGGTTTAGCCATGAAATGCTCCTTGCCTTTCTTCTATGTATAAGAATAGGAGCAAAAACAGATTAGACTGCCACCGGCTCCTTCTTATCTGCGAATTCTGTGAATAGGAAATCAAGTGTATTGAGGTCCTTTACTGAAATTTTCGCATCGTCGATGTCCTTGATGGAAACAGTTTCCCATTCGAGTTCAATTTCGGCATCTAGGAGTTCATCAAATTTCTTGAGAAATTCTGCTTGGGTTTCCTCAGAGAACTTAAATTCTCCACCTTCTTGCTCCTCACCCATGTCTCGAATTAGGTCGTTTCTGGACTCTTCGAGTGTGGTGAAGTGTTCGTTGATGGTCTTTACTAATTCTCGTAGGGGAACAGCAACTCCAGTGGGAAGTGGTTCATCTAGGAACCGAGCGAATGCCTCTTTGGCGTTAAATAATTCTCGTAATTGCAACTTCATAGTAATCTCCTTTTCAAATCAAGTTGACTAAGTATTTAGTCAGGTTTTGGGTATTTGTTTTTGATTTCTTGTCTTTTTTGCTCTAAGACACTTTTTTTAAGAGTGGGATTCTTTTTGACTAAATTCTCCCACATTGAAACAACTAATTCTTCGATTGGTGGGTATTCTTTTTTTCTCTTTTCGTAGTATGGTAATGCTTCATGTTTTTCTCTTTCTACTACTACCTGTCTTTCTTCATCGTCTAATTTTGATTGTGCTTGCAAGTAATGCAAATTCTTAAGGTGAAGAATGTATCGATTACCCTCCTCCCAATCAAGGGGTCCACCTCTTTGGTGGCCACCCTCAATGATTGTGTGTGTTTCTTCAGGTATGTATAAGCGATACTCTACCGATTCATACTCTGGTTCCAGTTGCATGAATAAATCTAATGGAAATGCAACACCATTTATCTTAATTGTTTGTAACTTCTGTTGGAACTGTTTCATACCAAAACCCCACACTAATTCTATTTGTATCAGAATATACACAATGCCATAGTGGTAACTTTTCTGTGCAATAGAACAACCTATGGTTCCATCCCTTTTTGTCCCAGTCTGTGACAATTTCTTCTGTCAATGGATTGCGGTATCTGAAAAACGATTTGTGTCCCTCTTCAGACCAGTTTGAATATAAACGCCATCCTTCATGGTCGTTATTGTTATGCCATCCCATGTAACCTCTGGGTGGATACCAAAACCTACCACTGGGTTTGACATATTTCAAATTTCCCATCGGGGCATTTTGAAAAATTTCATTTAAATCTTTGTGGTAATCGCTTTGAAAACCCAAATCAATATAGTTTTCTTCACCCGTGTGGTATTCTGCTTTATTGCAGTCATCACATTCTTCCATCAGGGGAAGAATATGGTTTTGCAAATATTTTCCAGATACTTTTTCAAGAACTTCATTCTTGTCTAGAGAATACTCATAGTCGGCATCAGAACCGAGCATTGCGTCTTCCAAATTTAATTCTTGTAACCACGATTGCAGTGCGTCTTCAACGCCGGAGTCACAAGGAAATCTAATTCTTGTAACCTTCGAATACATACTCATATTTCAACTCACTTAATTACTAATAAACAAATATATTTGTCGGGGTGCCATGATTTATACACACCGTCTTCATCCATCGCACCTTTAGGTGGTTTTACCTTTAAGAATAAATGGGATTTTGTTTTAGGTGTATTAAATTCAAATTCACCCAAACCATCTTTCACTTCAAATTCACCTCTGTCATATTCTTCGGGAAACCCATTCGTAACTTTTTGAATTTTGTATTGTAGATTATTGTCATAATCAATTTCTTTTTTTGAAATAGGGTCAATTACCTTAACAATTACTTTCGTTTTTTTGTCTTTTGACATTTCATACTTATCAGCAATATGTTTATGAATATCAGTTTGGTACTTAGAAGGTCCATCAGCACCATCAATCTCCAATTCGACTTGTGGCACGGCACGATATTCGTTTGCATTTT